AGAGCGTAGACTAATCATCTCTGGGAAATATCCTAACAGAAGCGTGAATTTTAGAATCGTCATGAATCCTCTTCTTGAGAACGGACAGATTCCTGCTGCAGCTCTTCCATTCGGTTTTAGAGGCGTGCCTGTTATCAAGACTGTTGACAGTCTTACAGACTCCGCTGCTTCTCTTACTTTTGGCGGCGCAACATTCTCTGGCGGATCAAGACTTCTCAACAACGTTGTAAGCCCTCTTACTGCTTCAATCTTCCCTCCTCTCCCTTATCGTTTCAAGGTAACTCGCGGAACGATGACCGAGAACAGCGCTGGAAACATTGGAACGCCTGGCGCTAATGAAAGAGTAGACTCTAGACTTTACTGGGGCGTTGTCGTTCAATCGATGCCAACAACTGCTTCTGTAACAAACGCTGTTCTAAATTACAACCTTGGAACGCTTCAGAACAACCTGATAAAGAGCTACACCAAGTTCCAGGGAATCTTCAAGCTTGACGTTCTTGTAACAGGATCCGCAGCAGACGCATTCAACGCTAACAAGTTCACTCTTGCAAGGGTTGCTCTAGCAAATACTTCACTAAGCACTGTGACTGGAACTGCTGAGACTCACATGAGAGAAGCAGCGTATGTCCGCGATGGCGTTCCTTCAGCAATCGATTACAAGGTGAGCTACGGTGGTTCTGACAGAGTCACACTTGGCACTTTGGTTGCATCGTCTTCTATAGTGTTCAATCGCTTTACGAGCTTCAATAAGTTCACGTCCATCTTCTACGGTGGGTTTGACGGTTTGAACATTCTTGATAGAGACAACAGAATGATGAACGACAAGGCTTCATCAACTGAGTCCGGCTATCTTGGTGACAACGGCAAGGCAAGCGGTGTTGTTGAGCAAGGTCTGGTGTCCAATGCTGCAGGTTCAGGAGTTGACAACAACATCATCTCTTCTTACCGCTCAGCAATAGACATTCTGACTGACGAAATTTCTTCGAATGTAAACATCATCGCAGTTCCTGGCATCAGGGACGCTTTGGTAACTACTTACGCACAGGATTCTGCAAGGGACTACTCTCTTGCAATGTTCATAAGAGACATTCCTTCGTACGATGACAACGGCATCAGAATCTATGACAGCAGCGATACACGCAGACCATCTGTCAGACAGACTTCTGAAACTTTCACAAGTCTCAATGTTGATAACAACTACGCTGCAACATACTTCCCTGACGTGTACATCAACGACTCTGCCTTGAATAAGAAGCTAAAGGTTCCTGCATCTGTTGCGGCACTCGGAGCCATTGCATTCAATGACAAGGTTGCATATCCCTGGTTTGCACCAGCAGGATTCAACAGGGCAGCGCTTGACTTCGTTACTAACGTCAAAGTAAGGCTGAACCAGGGCGACAGGGACACGTTGTACGATGCGAGAATCAATCCAATCGCAACATTCCCTGCCGGCGGGTTTGTTATCTTTGGACAGAAGACGCTCCAGCTCAAGAAATCAGCTCTTGACAGAGTGAACGTCAGACGTCTTCTTCTCGAAGTCAAGAGAGTCGTTAGCGATATAGCTGGAAGATTACTCTTCGAGCAGAATACACCAGCGGTTAGATCGAGGTTTATTGCCTCTGTCAACCCCAAGCTTGCCCTGATTCAGGCGCAGGCAGGCATTGAGAAGTTTAGGGTTGTCATGGACGACTCTAACAACACGTCGCAGGATGTTGAGCAAAACAAGCTCAATGGTAAGATTATCATCGTTCCAACGAAGACAATCGAATTCATTGCAGTGGACTTTGTAATCACACCCTCAGGCGTCTCTTTCGAATGATACTTACAAAAAGATAAGGAGCACAAATGGCAGAACTCACTTACAAGAGCCCCGGTGTAGGAACCAGAGAGATCGATCTTTCAGGTCCCACGCAGGCCGCACCCCAGGGAACACCGGCAGGCGTAATCGGAACTTCACTCCGTGGTCCAGCATTCGTGCCGGTTACCGTTGGAAGTTTCTCTGACTTCACTTTGAAGTTTGGGCCAACAGACGGAGAAAAGTTTGGACCACTCGCTATGAATGAGTGGTTTAGAACAGCTAGAGCAGGAACGTATGTTAGGGTTCTCGGTGTGGGTGACGCAAACAAGAGGTCTGCATCAGAGCCTAACACTGGCAAGGTCAACAATGCTGGTTTCGTTGTTGGCACACGTCAAGTGCAATCTAACGGTGACCTTGGAGCCAATCCATACGCAATCGGCAATTACGCTGGAAGAACGTACTTTCTTGGCTGCAACATGTCTGCTTCCAACGGGTCAACAATCTTCTCAGAGGCTGGAACTCAGACTTCAGCAACTTCAATACCTGTTCTTCGCGCTGTATTGTTTGCACCGTCAGGAGTTCTTCCGGTCCTCTCAGGCAATAACTTCCCAAGTTATCTTCCTCCTACAGGCGGCGCAGTCAACGTTGGCTCCACAACCGGATCAGTTACTCTTCTAAACGGAACAAACAGCACCCAGCAATTTGTTCTTCTTCTTAGCGGACATCAAGCAACTAGTGCTTATCCAAACGTAATCACTGCTTCGTTTGATCCACAATCGCCAAGCTACTTTGCTCAAATCTTCAATACTGACCCTGTGAAGATGGAGCAATCTGGTCACTATCTTTACGCTTCTTACGAAGCATACTCATCATATGCTATCGTTACTGGTTCTGGAAATCTAAGCGTTACAGGTAGTCAACCAGCCACACCAACTCTTCGCGTTGAGAATATTGCGTTCATATTGTCTGGCGCGCAATCTGCGAACACTGGTTCTGCGACTGTTCCCAACTTTGAAGGGTTCGAAGATAGGTTTCAGACTGCTCTTTCGCCATACGTTATCTCGCAAAAATTCGGTGGAAATCCAGTAGATCTCTTTAGAGTTCATGCTCTTGACGACGGAGCCTACGCAAACTCTAAGTTCAAAATCTCTATCAGAAACATCACTCCTTCTACTGACCCAACATCAGAGTACGGTAGCTTTGATCTCTATGTAAGAGACTTTGGCGACACTGACGATCTGCAAAAGGTTCTAGAGTCTTTCGTTGGACTGAATTTCAATCCAGCGTCTGAGCGCTATATTGGAAAGATGATCGGAGACATGCACACATACTACGATTTTGATCGTTCTTCTGGAGCTCAAAAGATTGTAACTGAGGGCAGCTACTCGAACGTGTCATCATATATCAGATTAGAGATACCAACAAGCGTTGAGAACGGAGAGATTCCTGCGAATTCATTACCTATGGGTTTCCATGGAGCAAGCTATCTAAATGTTGCAAGCAACACTCTAGTCGGCTCAATAAATCCTGTTATGCTTCCCGTTCCAATGAGAAGGACAATCACTCTTGGAGCTGGAACGGCAGCAACAGCTTCTCCATACCTTCACTGGGGAACTCAGTTTGAAGTGAATGACTCTTTGTCTGAGCCTAACAAGAACATTTACACTGACAACACAGTCGCTTCATTCACTAAGTACTTCTCAACATACTTTGCGAATTCTGCTAGTCCGCTGATTACAGGCAGCAGCTTGACAGATGTTTACAATAACAACAAGTTCACTCTAGAAAATGTTCAGGTTGTTACTTCGTCAACAACGCTGCTGCCAGACACAAACTATTGGTCATCAGCAGCTTACTCAAGAAACGGATCGCTCAACTCATCGTTTAGCAGACTTGTAGACGCAGAGAAAGATTTTGCAGACTTCGCAACAAGGAAGTTCCTGAAGTTTACGTTCTTTGTGCAAGGTGGTTTTGACGGAGTGAACATCTTCAACAGCGACAAGTCGAAGCTTCTCAACAATGCAGCAGCAAGAGAAATGGATTACACCACTGCTCAGTTTGGTCCTGCTGGCCCAACAGTCTCTGCATATAGAAAAGCTCTTGACATCCTTGCAGACAAGTCGTTCGCAGATGTCCAGATACTGGCAATCCCTGGAATCAGAGAGCCGGGTGTGACTGATTACGCAATTGACGCAGTCACTCAACGCTTTGACGCAATCTATCTGATGGACGTTGAAGAGAGAAATATCAGTGACGAAGTTGTAACTGGTTCTGGTGACACTGTCTCTGTTGGTTTGACTGCAAACGGTCTCAGAAACAGAAGA